GAATATTTGAGTATAACCATATTCATTATCAAGTTCTGAAGACCATACATCTGGAGCACCTGAACCTTCTTTAAAAGAAGTTCCTATTACAGTACAATTTGAATCATCAGCTAAAGCAAGAGTACCTGTTGTTGCAACATGAGATATGCATGTAATATTAGCATTTGTATGTGCTCCTGAATCAGAAACACTATTAATACGAACATTTGCCGTTGTTGGTACAGAATTACCATCAACATCGCCAATTGCTATAACCATTCCTGGGATTAACCAGTCTACACTTGCACCACCTGATGTGTCAAAATTGACATTCATATCACTTCCTTCGGCAACCATAGTAGTTGCACCTTTAAGAAGGAAACTTCTATCTGTCATTTCAACTTTTGTTCTATCTTCCAAGAATCGGAATTGAGAGTCCGATGTTGGAACTTTACCTACTTTTGACAAGTAGACAAAAAATGGAGATTCTTCTGGTGATAAGTCAGCGACCCTGTCACTAAAATCATACAGTCTTCGTGATGGGATTGTAGTATCAATGACTGCACCAGGAGTAGAAAATCCAACTTGTCCACTATTTAACGTAGAATTTAAAGCCATTATTTCTCCTTAGTTTACTTTAATACATTAGTGCGTCCCCCAGCTGCAACAATTGAATCCCACATTGCATCAGCATCAGACTTTGGCATTTGAGGTTTTTCACCTTGCAAAATACCACCGACTTGCTGAGGTTGACTTTGTACATTACGTACTTGGTCAAGTGGACTTCCTTCATTACCTTTTGCTGGAGCACCGTTAACAGCTTGCCACATTTTGATTACATTATCCAATCCATACTCAGATGGGTGTTTGTCTGCAAAATCGAAAAAAGATGCAACTTGTTCATCATTCATTCCTTTTGCTTTAAGTTGAGCATTTAAATTTGCTCTTCCACTTTCTTGACGAATACCTTGAGTAGCTTCTTGAACTGCACCATTAATGGTTTGCTGCATTTCTTGCATCCTAAATCTATAAGATGCAGATGTCGGGTCATTATAGGCTTCCCATGGGTCAAACTCATCAGGTTTAAGAGCAGCTTGTGGAGTAGCATTTGGTTGACCACTAACTGTATTTTGCAATTGTTCAATTACATCAGGTCGTGATTCCAAAAATTTGCCAACTTCCTCGTATTGCTTTAACTTTTGATTTTCATTAAAGAGTTTATCCTTTTCAGACTGGAAGTACTTTGCTTGTTCTTGCCAATCTACAGGATTCTCTTCTTGTGTTTGTCCTTCATCTTGCCCTACAAATTCTTCGGTTTGACCAAGTTCATCTTGAAATTGATTTCCTAATTCATTTGCGTCCATTTTACTTATCTCCTTGTTTGCTATCTCTCTTCATCCTTTGAGTTTGACTACGCTTCTCTGCCTCTGTGGCTAAACGTAATTTCTCGGATTCGAGCTTAACAGCATTTGAAAGTCTTCCGACTTGTAATTTTTGGTCAGCTTTGCTTGATGACTCTGTCTCTTTAAGCCGTCCTTTAAACTTCTCGACCTCAGCAGCTTTACGGAGATGTACTGCCTCTCGGTCTCTAGTTTGTAAGTCACCAGATAATTTTTTAATTTGTTCTTGAGCACCTTGCAATTGTTGTTGCAATTTCGCAATCATATCAGTTCTTTGTAACACGCCTGCTTTATCGAATATATCAGTTTTCTTCAATGCTTCTACCTTATCGATTAGCCCTGCTTGATATGCTTCCATGTAAATATTCCACTCACCCCATTTATTCGATGGCATCGTAGAATTGCCAATAACACGAATATCAAATTGACCAATAGATACATCATTTTCAATTGATTGTAACTCCATTGTCTTATCATCATACATTCGTTTATTAATTGTATATTCATTTAAATCATTGTTAGGTTGCACAATTCTAAATGTTTTCTTAAAGTTATAATGAGATTTTGCTAAATTATATATAACTCGTCCCAATCTCTTTAATGAGCCTTCAATATCACGAAGTTTAGACTTTGAACGTCTTTGCCCGAAATCTTCAAGCATCATTGTTGCTGATGATGTTTTTGGAGCTACTTCAGTATTACCTTGCATCATCTCGAATATACCCATATTTAAATCAATATACTTCTCAATCATTGCAGGCAATTGAAGAATTGAACTTGCAAGTGGTTGAGGGGCAGGGAAGTGAGGCTCTCCTAAAGATGGGTCATATTCAATCGTAGCATTTGGATTTGCCCAATCTTTTTCTAATTGTTCTATATTATCAACCGAGCCTTCAGGAACAAGTAACTTTAATCCTGCCGATGCCTGTGCATGGGACGTAATTAGAGATAATACTTTATTTAAATAAATTTGAGAATCTTTGTTCTTACGAACATCACTCATTGGGTAAGGAGTATTAGTCCATATATTTGGTACTGGAACGATAGGGTAAACATCTGTATCCAGTACTCTCTCGTATAAAACAATTTGCCCAACAATGCAAGTCAATTTAATCCTTGTTTGCATAACTTGAGCAATGTCAATCATACCCTTTTCAACTGCCAATTGCATACGTTCATCTTGAAGTAATGCTTGAAGTCTGTTATCATCAAGAATTTGTTCATCTCCAGATTGCATATCAATAACACGATAATAAGGAATTTTAATTTTTGAGAAAGATTCAATTAACCTATACTTTTCTGACCCTTCTCCCATATCTTTATCTTTAACAATATCTGGAGTAAATCGTGTTTTTGCTTGGGCTTGAGTTGAACTTGGATAGTCATCATCAAGATAGTCATTTGATTCAAGCTCATCAATTAAAGATTTACCTTCTTCATTTTCTTCAGACAATTGTGGATATAAATCTTTTAATTGCATTTTTGTCATGACTGTCGATAGCATCATGCCAGCAGTATCATCAAACCAACGACTACGAGAATTAGGGTCAACTACAACACGGAATGGGTCAACATAAGTAAATTTAACTTCGCCTCGACCATAATCAGCTTCAGAGTCTATGTAACTATAAAAATAACCAAGTCCAGTAACAGCATAATCATGAATGGTTTGCTTGAAAATTTCATCTCCATCTGAGATATCCCAAATATATTCTAAAATTCCTTTCCATACATTAGCCATTTTTGTGTCAGAGTCTTCTCTTGCTGCTGCAGAAAACTTTGGTGGCTTAGAAGTAATAATAGCTTTAAACTGTTCAACAGCAGAATAGAGCCTGTCTAATGCCAGAGAGGATTGATTGCGTTCATCAAGTTCATTTACTTGAGCCTCAGACCAATGATTTCCTAAATAGAAATCGATGTCTTCACGGGCTTGAACATCCCAGTCTTTTCTTGCATCAGACCAGCGTCTCCAAAGTTCTTTTATTTCTTTTACTCGAATATCTTCTTGAATCATAGGGGTAAATATACTATAACCTTATTGTACAATGCAAATTTATCGCCTTGCACCTGTAAGCCAGTCGTATGCCTTTTTAGTTCTATTTCTGTGAGTAGTTCCTGTTTTATCCTTAATATTAGCCTTCCCAACCGATTTATTGCCTTTAGCAAATTGTGTTGACAGCCAAAATGCATCGATACAATCATCATGAGAACCCTTTGGAAAATCCAAAAGCTCTCCCATAAACTCATGCATGTCTTTCTTTAAATGTACAGCCCCTTGCCTAAACTTGGGTTGAAGTCCCTCAAAAAGTCTATCCTTCTTTTTTTGATTTCCATACCCCTTAATCCCTTGATTTATTCCAGGGATAAATATTCCTCGTGCTTTACTTTGCTTTTGGACATAATCTCTAAGCATTTCCTGATATGCAATTGTTTCAATATTTACCCTTTTAACAGGTGAGTATCGTTTAACGACTTTAAATATCTCATCTGCACAGTCCATTGGCAAGACTCGCTTTCTCCAGTATTCGATAATGTAGTAATCAAACTTAGCAGTAACACCAATAACCATAATAACACTAAAGTCATTACGAAGACCAAGCGTTGAGGCTGGGTCAACACCAATGTAAATATTGACAAACTCTGTACTTTTGTCTTCAAATTGGATATACCAGCTTTGAGCTTCTTCATTAAATTTACAATGCCCTTTATATAACCCATCTGTAATGTCTCCCTCACTAAATATTTCATCTTCTGGTGATTTCGCCTGATTCATGTATTCTTGATAGAATTTAGCAGGAGTACCTGAGTCAATATAAAATTGTTTTCTTGCTTCAAGCTTCTTTAAAGGATAACGTGAAGCCCATAATGGAGTTCCGTCGTCTTTAATTGCTTTATATGTTACAATATCCCAAGAAAACTCTTCACCACTCTTTTCAGCAGCTTGCTGGTCTCTTACAAGGTTGTTTAAAAATGAGTCATAATGGACAATTGTTCCATTGCACCATAGGAAACCATTTTTATCAAAATCGATGGCTGGGTATACAGCAGCAGTTACCCAATTCTTAATTTGCTGTCTTGCTTCAGGAGTTTTAGTATTTAGCTCTGATTCAAAGTCATCAAGCACCATACCAGTATATCTTGTAGAGTTTTGCTTTTTACCTCGAAGTCGTTGCGATGTTCCTTTAGCGATTACCCTGCAGCCATTTGAAGTTGTAAATTCATTCTTTGTCCACTTTGTGCCTTGTAAATCCCCAAAATAATAGTGTATTGATGGATTAGAATATATATGATTCATCATCCAGCCAAGATTATCTATAGCTTGGTCTTGAGCCTCTCCAATCCATGCAATAAACTCAGGGGTCTCTTGCGTTGCAAACGCAAGTCTATGCAATACAGCTGTGGCTGCTAAAGTAGATTTTGCATGGTCTCTAGGTAATACAAGTCCTAATTGCTGCTTTTCCTTGTCAAGGAGAAGCTTCCCTACTTCATTATGAAAATCTGGCGTAGCTGAAGCAAGGAAGTCTTGAGGGGAGAATAGTTTACCAAAGGTAATGAGGTCATTATACGCCATATGAAGAATTTCCTCATTCTTCGATACGTCTCCATGTAGGTTTAAATTAGCCATTTATTTTTATATTAAATTAAAATCCTATAAAATCAGGATGTCGTGGATTAAATATAGAATACATATCACTTGAACCTGTTTCTAACGGAATATCTTCGCTTACAGCTCCAGCAAGGTATTCTTGTAATAATCGTGCTTCTTTACCTTTTTCGTCTTGGCGTTTGGGGTCTAAAGTGTCTCCGTATTCCCAGTCTACATTAGATTTCCATCTTCCTGGTATTTCTAGTTTGTTGAAGGCTTCTACAATTCGGTTAATTTCTTTTCCTTTGTCAGAGTAAATGTTAAAATCTCCGACACCAGTACCAAAATCTTTTGATTGTTTCTTTGCAATCGCATTTATTAAATTTGACAAACTAACATCGTCCTTCTTTACTTTACCACCCTTTTTATATTTAGGCATTTCCTGTCCACGTAATTTATAAAAATCTTTAATTTCTTGTGTTGATGTAGTATCATCAGGAGATTGTCTTATTGCGTTTGCAAGCACTTGCATGATTTGGTCTTTTGTGCTATATGGTTCATCCATATCGGTATAATATGTGCTTGGCATTGAAAAACCACGTTTATAAAATCTTTTATCACCACCTTTAGTTTGACCACTAAAAATAGCAGTTCCCATATTAAACATTGGGTCTTGCATTAAATCATATAAATCAAGAGTCTCACTCTTTACTTTATTCTTCATATTGTTGGGGTTTAAATCGTTGACTGCAATTCTTGCATCAATTGCATCATGTGCTCCATTATTCATGTCTTCTCCTTTATGGATATGCTCGATACCACAGTGCATTGGGCAATTTGGCATATTATCATTATTATATTTATCAAATAAGTTTAGAGACGTAAAAATTAATATTCCGAGTATCACGTCCCCATTAAGCTATTCTCTTATTTCAAAGTGAGGGAAATCATCAAATTTATTATCCATTACTTGCCAGTCCTGGTTCCAGTCTCCACCCCATCGAAGATTGATATCCATACTTTTTGCAATGCCTAAAACAAACCCAGCAAATAAAGTTTGGCGTTCTCTATCATCCCAATCAACAGGATAAGGGGTAATATCCACAGCCCTACTTGGATAAGCATTATGACGACCATTTGGGTATTTAACCTTAGTTTTACCTTCTTCAAATAATTTATCTTGTCTTTCACCACTTCGATGCCCTTCTAAAACACTACAGTCAATATATTTAATCACTTCATTAAAAACCTCTTGCAATCTCTTATCGCAAGTTTCCAATCTTTCTTTAGATTTACTTCCAAACCTTGGCATTTACGCTTCTCCCATTTCATCCATACCATTGATACCCGTTAAATTATTTTCATCATCAAACATCCCTTTGCAATGAGGACACATCCAGCCACAACAGTAGTCATCTTCATCTAATATCCCTACTCGTTGGGTATATTCATCATTTAAGTATAAAGATTCGTTACACATTGGGCATAAATCCACTTTACTCTTCAGACTCTTCTCTTGTTGCGTGTACGAGGGGAGTACTTTTCCCATTCTTTACTTCCTCCAATTGTTCAGGTGTAAATCCAGCGAAAACAGTTAATTGCTCTGTCTTTGTATCATTTGTCTCAAACATTCCAGCAATTTTCGTTAGAGATTCAAGAGAACGAAGCTTATCAGAGTCACGTTCAGCCAAATCAGCGATGGTTTTGTATCGACCAATAATCCACTCAGCTGTTACTCCCTCCTCATTTAAACATTTTTGTATTTCGTCCTTAATCATCTTTTGTACATGCTCCACTTTTAGAAGTTTATTGACTTGATGTTGTATTCCAAGTTCACTTTTTGCCCTTGGATATGCTTTCTTGTAAGCCTCAATTACATCAACACCTTGAGCAACATATTGTGCAAATAAAAATTGCCCCTTTGTGGGATTATCAGAAAACCCATCGACTTTCTTCCCTGAAAATGAATAAATATTATCAGCGATTCCATCCTCGCCATTCATTGAATACTTATTGTTGATGTCAAATGTTCCACACACTGTTCGTACACAGTCTTTTTTGCCGATTTTTATTTTTCGGAGGATTTGACATATATAATCATCATCAGTTTTAACCCACTCGCCTT